GGTAGTACCCGTATGTTCAAACCTTAGAATTATTAATCATGGCTACAGTTCTATCGGGTACTTCGGGAGCGTTATACTATTCTCCTGCTGGTACAAGTTCAACACAAATTCTTGCTGCTTCTTTCCCTGTTGGATCAGGTGGAGATACAACACAAATTAATGTTGGTACACAGTTGGGTTACAGAGTAAATGACACAGTAACACTTGCATATCCATCAGGATCTACAGTAACTAACTGCATTACAGCAGGAGATTACTTTGTGAAAACCTATGATGCTTCTACTGGAGAGATGACATTATCTACAACAGCAGGAGGATCAGCAGCAACAGCTTCAGCAGCACCTACTTTTACATCAGGAACTTTTGCAAGCATTACATTTACAGCACCATTAGTTGTTGGATCTGTAAGAGAGTGGAGTTTTGAGATAACTAGAGCAGAAATTGACGTAACAAGTATTGGTCAAACTGTTACTCAAACAGCACCATTTAGAACATTTATCTCAGGTTTCGCTGATGGTAGTGGTTCTGCTAGTGTTTACTCAACAGATGATGACACACTTCTTTCCAGTAGAATGGTTGAAGACGTTATCCAACGTCAGCAAGCTGGTGCAAAAGTAAGACTGTATATTGATCGTCAGATGAGTGGTGCTAACGTAGATCAAACTGCAAGTAGATCAATTTTGGCAGACATCATTCTTACTTCTGCAAGTTTCAACGTCAACCCAGATGACGGACAGATTGTAGAGATAGCCTTCAGACCAAGTGCTGCTCCTACATTCGATCTATCTAAGACAGCTTAGTTTAATTAGCATAAGTTAACGAACCTCAGATAATCTGGGGTTTTTTTATGTTTTGCACTAGAATAATAGTATACTATTTTATTTTTATGCCCACTACCACTTCAGCATTAGACAGATTAAGAAAAGCTGCAAATCTCGAACCTTCTAAAAAAGAAGTTGAATTATCTGATGGTTCTATTTTTGAAATGTATGTAACTCCACTAACAATGGCAGAAAGAGAAAGAGCACAAAAACAAGCTAAAAGTGATGATGCCAATGCTTTTGCTCTACAATTACTTATTGCTAAAGCACAAGATGAAAATGGTAGAAAATTATTTAGTGCAGGAGAAATTGATGTTTTAAAAAATGAAGTAAAAGACTCTGATCTTCAAAGTTTGATGTTAGCTGTTATAAATTCTGACGAGGAAACACCTGACCCAAAGAACTAGCTGCCCAACTGAAAAGAGATAATCTTATGATGTTGCAATTTGGTGTTGCAAAAGAATTAGGTAAATCTTTAGTTGAAGTTAGAGGTATGACATTACAAGAACTTATTGGTTGGAGTGCATATTTTCAGATATTAAATGAAGAACAAGAAAAAGAGTTTGAAAAAGCAAAACGAAGGAGATAAGCTAGAATAAGGTTAATTTTTATTTTCTATTGTGGCAACAAAAGCCCAAATACAAGTATCTGTTGCTGGTTTTAAACAGTTACAAAACTTACAGGCTAGTGTAAAGGCTTTAGCACCACAAATAGATAAGGCGAATGCAGCATTTATAAGACTTAGTGGTGCTTCAAAACAAACTTTACCTATAGTTGCAAATTTAAGAGCAGAACTTGAAAAAAGTAAAAGAGCTTTTCAAGCTTCTGTTTTAGGTACAAAAGCAGCAGTTGATGCTGCAAAAACTCAAGTTAATGCAGAACGTCTTTTAAATAATGAGTTAGAAAGAAGAAATAAATTATTAAATCAAGTTCGAGCAACTCCTGTTGAAAAATCAATAGCAAGAAATGAAGCAAAACCAAAAAGATTTCAAACAGGTTTTACGGCTTTTTCTCAAGATGTTTCAAAACAGGCTCAAGAGCGTTTAATACAACAAAAAAAAGAAGAATTAGCTGTAACAGAAGCTATAGCTAGAGCAGAAAATAGAAGATTAAATGCTTTGGCAGAGCAAGTCGTACAAAGAAAAAGACAACAAGTGTCTGGAAGAATTGAAATACAAAGGGTAACTAATCCTAAATTTGCTGGAGGTGGTAGTTCTGGATCTACTATAAGATCAATGGATAGAACTGGTTTTGCTGCATTTAGTAAACGAGCAACTGAGATACAAAAGACTACTAAAGCTGAAATTGCATTAGCAAAAAGTAGGAGCGATATATTAAAAAAAACAAGACTATTAGCAAGTATAGAAAGAAGAAGAGCAAAAACAGAAAGTTTTGGTGCTAATTTTAGACGTTTTAGAAGAGGTAGAACATCAGCAGATCGTGCTGTTCGGGGAAGGGTAGGATCTAGTGCTCTTATTGGTGGTGGTTTTCCTTTGTTATTTGGTGGAGGGCCAATATCAGCTTTAGCTGGTGGTCTAGGTGGTGGTATTGGAGAGTTATTTGGTAAAGGTGGTGGATTTGCTGGTTCTATTGCTGCTACTGCTATTGCTCAAACAATTCAGCAAGCTGTTACTGCTATTTCTGAATTAGGACAGGCTTTAGGGCCATTTACACAAGATACAGAAGCAGTTACAACTGCATTAGGTTTACAAGGTTCAGCACAACAAGCACAATTACAAAGAATTGAAGAAACTCAGGGTAAGACAGCAGCTTTCAATGCAGCAATGAAAATTATGGCTGCAAGAATCACTCAAGATGGAGTAGATAAACTTACTAATTTTGGAGAAAATACAAGATTATTAGGACAACAATTCACTATAGCTTTAACAAAATTGCAAGCTTTTGCTGCTGGTGTTGCAAACTTTGTTATTAGACTTACAGGTTTACGAGATGCTTTACAAGAAAGAGAAGCAACTAGGATAGTAAGTGACGCAGCAGCTACAGGTGATACAGTAGCACAAAGTTTAGTTGAAAGAAGAGAATCTGCTGAAGCTTTGAGAGGACAAGGTGGTGAAGGTAATAGGAAAAAGAATTTACTGGATCAAATAAAACTTGAAGAAAGAGTTTTTGCAATACAACAAAAGGTATCAGTTGAAGTCGATCAATTAGTAAGTAAATCTGCTTCTTTAATACTTGAAAAACAAAAAGAATTAGAAATGAATAAAAGAATTGAAGAAATAATGAAAACTGGAGTAAATAAAGAATTAGCAAAATCTATAGCTGAAGTTGAACAAATATTTGATGCTGAAGAAAAACTTTTACTTGTTAAACAAGAACAAGCTAAAGCTGCATATGAAAAAGCGATTGTTGATACAAATGATAAAAATTTACAATCTGAGTTATTAGAAAAATATCTTGCAATTACTAGTCAATTAGAAATCCAAAATGGATTAAGAGAAGATGCTATAGATTTAACAAAGGATTTAAATAATGATACAGATAAAATAAAAGAAGCTTTTGAAAGTTTATCTGAATCAATTAATAACGATATTAAAGAAGGTATTAAAGGACTTATAAAAGGAACATCAACCTTGGGTGATATGTTAAATAATATTGCTGATAAATTCTTAGATTTAGCATTGAATCAAGCATTATTTGGTTCAATATTAGGTTCAAAAGGAGAAAAGGGAGGAGGATTATTAGGTGCTATTGGTTTATTTGCTAACGGAGGTAGACCACCAGTAGGTAAACCTTCAATAGTAGGAGAAAAAGGCCCAGAATTATTCGTACCAAGAACCTCTGGAACGATTGTGCCAAATAATAAACTTGGAGGTGGCGGTAATAACAATGTTACTGTTAACGTAGACGCATCAGGTTCAGATGTTCAAGGCGATGATGCTGGAGGACAGGAACTCGGCACATTAATAGCTGTTGCTGTTCAAGGAGAACTTGTTAAGCAACAAAGACCTGGAGGTTTACTTAACAGATAATGGCTACTTTTCCTGATTTTCAACCACAATATTCTGCTACAAAACGTAGTCAGCCACAACAACGGGTTACACAGTTTGGCGATGGTTATCAGCAAAGAACTACTTTTGGTTTAAATCAAGACCCTAAAGTTTGGAGTCTTACTTTTAATGTTAAAGACAGCGATGCGGATACGATAGAAACATTTTTGGAAGCTAGAGGCAAAGATGGTGCATCGTTTGATTGGTCTCCACCTGATGAAGCTACAACCTATAAATGGATTTGTAAAAGTTTTGGTAGAGAAATGTTTGATTCCGACAGAAGCAGAATAACAGCCAGTTTTGAGCAAGTATTTGAACCCTAATGGCAATACCAACTTCAGAATTACAAGCAATTAACCCTGGTTCAATTATTGAACTTTTTACGATTGAACTAAATACAGCCTTGCATGGTTCAAACACCATATATCGTTTTCATAATGGTGCAAATATGAACGCAAACGGAGAAGTCGTGTGGGCTGGTAATTCTTATCTAAGATTCCCTATTGAATGTTCTGGGTTTGAGTTTGGCTCAACAGGAACTTTACCAAGACCTACAATCGCAGTAAGTAATATCTTTGGAACGATAACAGCAATAATGCAGGATATTAATCAAACAACTGTTGGTAATGATTTAAATGGTGCAAAATTTACAAGAATTAGAACTTTGGCACGTTTTTTAGATGCTGTGAATTTTGATGGAAATACAAATCCTTATGGAACTCCTGATCCTTCAGCAGAGTTTCCACAAGAAATTTATTTTTTAGATAGAAAAGTCACTGAAAATAGAAATGTGGTTACATGGGAAGCTCAATCCGCTTTAGATTTAGTAAATGTAAAACTACCAGGAAGAATTGCAACGAAAGAACTATTTCCTGGTATTGGAGCATTTAGAGGATGACTTGGAAAGATATTGCTTTACAACACGCAAAAAAAGATGCACCACATGAAGCTTGTGGTTTAGTAGCTGTTTATAAAGGGAAAGAAAAATATTTTCCCTGTAAAAATCTTGCTGAAGAGTTAGGAGAACAGTTTATTTTAGATCCTGATGATTGGATAAATGCAGAAGATCAGGGCGAAATTGTAGCTATATTTCACAGCCATCCAGATCATCCTCCTACACCTAGTCAAGCTGATCTTGCCAGTTGTGAATATTTAGATTTACCTTTTCATATTGTTACTCCAGAAACATCAGATTGGTATTATTTTGAGCCTTCTGGATACGAAAAAGGGTTAATTGGTAGAGAATGGGTATGGGATATTCAAGATTGCTGGAGTTTAATTACTGATTGGTATAAACAAAAAAGAAATATAGCAATAAAACATTGGAAAAGACCAAAAAGTCCAAAAGAATTTTCTGAATCTCCTTTGTTTGAATATGGTCTACCTAAAGTAGGTTTTGTGGAGCTAGGTGAGAATGATGAGACAGAAGTTGGAGATGTCTTACTTATGGACACAACTAATACAGGCAAATTAGATCATGTGGCTTTATATGTAGGAGATCAGACTATCCTTCAACATTGTGTGAAAAGACTTAGTTCAAGAGAAACTTATGACGAAAAATGGATAGAATGTACAAAGAAGAGGTATCGTTATGCTAAGTAAAATAAAAGTTTACGGCAGACTAGCTCGCTTTTTAGGACAAAGTACTTTTGAAGCTGAAATAAATTCTACACTAGATGCAATTAGATTCTTAACAGCAAACTTTCCTGCTCTGCAATCGCATATGATAGAACAAAACTATTGTGTAAAAGTAGGAGAATATGAAATAAACGATAAAGAATTAGATGTTCCTGTCGGTCAACAGGAAATAAAAATCGTGCCTGTGGCCGTTGGTTCTAGAAGAGGTCTTGGAAGATTTTTATTAGGAGCAGTTCTTATTGGTGCGGTTGTAGTAACTGGAGGTGCTGCTGGAGTTGCGTTTGGGGCAGGAGGAGGACTTGGGTTTGGTTTAACTGCTGGAACTACGGCAACATTAGGAACAACTTTATTAGCAGCAGCAGGAAATCTTGGTATCTATTTAGCATTGTCAGGTGCAGCACAGATGTTAACTCCTACACCAGAGGATACTAACTTTGACGATCCAAATAGTTTTAATTTTAATGGAATTTTAAATACCATAAATGCTGGTGTTGCTATTCCAGTAGTTTATGGCGAAGTTTTTACTGGATCTATAATAGTATCAGCAGGAATTGATACAGAGGACTTCTCAGGAGGAACATAATGTTTAAAATACCTGGAGTTGATTTTGGAGCAGGGCCAAAAGAAATTCAATTAAACCCTTTTAAATGGTTTGGAGGTGGCGGAGGTACTGCTACTATAAGTTTTGGTTCAGTACAAAGTAGGCAAGCAGTAAATATTGTAGAAGTTATAAGTGAAGGAGAAATTGAAGGTTTTCCTTCGGCAGCAGGACTTACTCAAGGAACTGATGCTTACAACAAAGCCTCTTTAAAAGATGTGTTTTTAGATAAAACACCGATTGTAAAATCAACAGCAGACTCAAGTAACATAACGGATGCTGATTTTAACTTTCAAAGAGTTTTATTTAAAACTCGCTTTGGAT